GCGGAAACGTACTGTTAGAACCCTCATCCTATGATTACGGTGAGTCAAAAGCTCACCGACTGGACCTCCAGATGCTAAGGAACATCTGAGGTAGTTTCGCTCCAAGTCTGCGGACGTCTTTACCTTCAAAGGAGTAAAGACAAGCCCCCTCACGTAACACAGCGAATTCTTATAATAGAACTTCACCGTAGGACGTTTGGCAAAATTAAGCCAAGTGAGGATAGGCAAATCATCCCGGTCAGAAAATGGGATGACAGAGGCCCAATTTTTAAAATCGGGCTTCTTCATCAACAATTTTCTTAACTGGTTTGCAGACTCCCAGTACCCCTTTTTCATAAGAGCATTATGATGCTCTACGACGGAGGGATAATCAAGGGACCGTTTAAGGAAATGAGGTCGTCTTAATCGCAATGGTGTAACATCATTACGATCATACGCATCTCGGCCACATGATTCTCGGAATTTTCCCGAAATGCAACATTTGGAAGAAGAAAATTTGAGTCCAACAGACTCAAAATCTTTTTCCATTTGAGCATAAAAACCATGGGGAACGATGATATCATCTCCATAAACAAAGGTCTTACGAAGCGCGAGGAGAAGGGGTACACCCTGTTTCCTAAGAGAAGCAACGGCCAATGAATAAAAGACCATAGCTTCTATAGGAAAACACACTGCACTGCCCATAGGAGCGAACTTCTTATAAATAAGAAGATCACCTGAGGGAAGTACAACTCCGGGCGTTCGACACGCTAGAAGAAATCGATAAATTTTTGTCCCTTTGAACAAAAAATCAACGAGTTCTAGCGAATTCCGATCTGATGCACTCGACATGTCGAGTGTATCATACAGATCCCATTGATCGGTAAGATTCCGATTTATGTTTTGATCTGTAAAGTTAATCTGGCCTTTTGCAATAGAGCGCTTTTCTATGTGGTTATATAACCAGCTTTTTAACATCTGCTGGCACCACATATACTCAGCGGGCTCTAGACCGATTAAACGTGGACCGGAAGAATCTTTTTCCACAAAAGCAAGTCGAGAGACCCCATACTTAGTATGAGGCCTATCATACACCCTTTGTGGATTCTCTGAGATGTCCCTAAGGGAGAAGAATGTAGGATAAGGTCGGAATACAGATTCTAAATCTGTATAACAAACTTTAAACCTATACTTCTGATCTCCCACATCCCAGGCTACGGTACCTGGTCCATGAGAAGGAAGAGCTTCCATAAGTCCTGGACAAAGTCCGAGGATTCTATGGATAACCCCCTTCGCATAACCAAGTAACCTACGATTAGAAGAAAAATTAATCGTAGGAAGATTCTGATCCACAGAGATAAACTCTTGGACAGAGTCACGTAGAGATTCATTCGTAAACCCCTTTTCCACTTTTTTGCACCAATAGCACAACTGTCTTAAAAGACGTATGCTAGTGATGCAGGGAGTGCCTAGCACATAACCTCCATCATCAAAGACCCTCCCAAGCAATGCCTGCAGGAAAGCAGGTAACGCACTATGACGACGCCTCTTTTTGAAGCCCGTCACAGTCAGGGGAGATCTTTCTTGAAGGGCAAAGTCAATAGACTTGCCTAATTGAGGGAGAGTCTTCGTTAAGAAAGACTCTCCTTCTGAGGTTACGCGTTTCTCGAGCGTGAGTATATCTCGAGAAAAAGCTGACGGAGGAACTCCGAGAGCTCCCGGCACGTCGCTTCGTAAAAAAGCGACAAGAACGGA